GCTACTCATTCTGGTAAGAATCATAACTATTGTATTTATTATGAAGATAGTATGGAAAAGGATTCTGAATCATTCATGAATCCATTCCATAAACCGGTTCTTAAAAATCATGATGATTATTGTGAACCTATTGGAAGAATAACACAATCTTATGCTGGTCCATCTGAACTTACAGATGAACGTTCTGCTATTCATTTAAAAACTCACATTACAGATCAAGATGCCATTCCAAAATTTATTGATGGAAGATATGGTACAGTAAGCATTGGCGGTTCAATGGGAACTGTAACATGTAATATATGTGGTAAAACTATTCTTAAAGATGGTAAATTTCATTTCTGCGGCCATTGGCGTGGAGAAACTTATAAAGATCAAATTTGTTACTGGGGTGCTAGAGATATTGAATATCACGAAGTATCAATAGTAAACAATCCAGCTGATGATTTTGCTCAGATAATGAAAGTTACAGTCCTAACGGACAAAGATACACAAAATGATAATAATAAGGAGGAAAATTCAATGGGTGGATCTGATTCACAGGAAACTAATGTTGATAATATCATTGATCAAACATTAGGTTCTCAAACTCCAGAACAACAAGCTCCTATTGAAGACCAAGGAAAAGAAGAACCATCCACTGGTTCTGAAGATCCTAAAGAAGGACAACAGGAAGAGACTCCTGAAGATAATTCAGAAGAAAAACCTGAAGATGGTCAGCAAGAAGAGCAAGGCAAATCTGGAGAAGAAGGTGAGCAGTCTGAAGAAGGTGAAGAGAAGCCTAAAGAAGAGGGTTCATTCTCAAATAGCTAATCTTGAGCAACAGTTAAAAGATGCTAATGAAAAAATAGAATCTTTACAGAACGAATTAATCGATTCTCAATCACAAGTACAGACTCTTACAAAGAGCATTGAAGACGCTAAGAAAGAAACAGAAAGTTATAAACAGCGTTGCATTACTCTTGCTACTGCAAATAAAGAATTCGTTGTTGATAATATAATGTCAGCAGAGCATTTTGATTCAGAAGATGCTAAAAAAGAAAGAAAAGATTCTTTAATGATCAAATCTATGAAGGAACTTAAGACTATGCAAGATAGCATCGTCAAAGCTCCTAGAACATTAGCAAATGTAGCTAATCCTACTCTTGCTACAGAACCAAAAGATAGTAACAGCAATAATGCTGATACTGATACAAACGACAACCAAATAGTAACAGTTGATGACGCTGCTCAGAAAATAGTTGAAAGGTTGTTCAAATAATTCAAAGGAGGAAACTTTAATGGCTTTATTTAGAGGTTATCAAAACCAACAAGGCTCTCGTTCTAATACCGCTTTAGTTCGTTCTGGCCATATGTCTCCAGCCGAAAAGTGGTTACTTGACCCTACGTTCAAAGATGCTGACATGAGTGGTGTCTTTAAGGATGGTGTGCTGTTTAATTATCAGTATGGCGGTCCTGGAATGGACGAGGTTGTTATTCCAAAAGGACGTATGGTAGGTGTAGCTCCTTCTGTAAAAGATTTCGTATCTAAGAAGTATCTCGCTACTATCACACTTCCTGGTCTCGCTACCAATGGAAATACTATTGGTATGGCACCTTATAACTTTACTAAGGATTGGTTCCAGATGGATCGTTTCGGTGGAAATCAGCCTTCAGTAATTACTCTTGACTATGTAGAACTTCCTTATATGCCTGGATTTACTGCAAATACTAACTTTACAAAAGCTGGTGTTCTTGCAGAGGAACAGGCTATATCAATTGATAACAGAATGCCTTGGGGTGCTGTTATTGGTGAATGTCAGAATGGTGATTATCTTAAAGCTACACCATCTGGACGTTTAACAAAGTGGGTTTCTGGAACTGATGCTCCAGAACTTATTGTAGGTCAAGTTCTTGCATCTGATCTTAATGCAGAACCTACAGGATGGCTTAAATGGATGCTTTGGGAAGAGCAGTACAAGACAGAAGACGATATGTTCCTTAATCGTTCTGGTGCTTCTAATCTTCCTTCAGACGAAGGCTATCCTTATGATCCTGGCTACACAGATGGAAATACAATATTCCAGAATTATCAGTCTAATCTTCTTCATAATCCTACTGGTATTATCGGTCTCCATGATGGATCTGGTAATTACGATGGATTCGGAAAGAATGATACTGAATACACAGATATAACTATCGGTGTAATTCCTTCTGGAACAAAAGCTAATACTGTTGTTCAGTTCCAGGCAAAAGACTTTGCTGGCGGTGCATTAAAGAACTTACAACAGGGTGTAACTGTTAAAGTTGGTGGTACAGCAGTTGCTGCTGATAAGATCTCTGTAAGCTATGAAAAAGGTCTTATTTCTGTAACAGTTGACGCTGACGTTAATTCTGATGCAACTGTAACTGCTACATATAAAGCACTTCATTATGGAACTCCTTCTTGGGCTGATTTCAAGGGCGTTCAGGGTGCTATGTATGTTCTTCTTAAGAAATAATGTAAAATAATAATATAGAGCTGGCTAGCAACCAAGCTAGCCAGCCAATAATAAAGGAGGAATAAACAATGGCATTAACCAATGTTCTTGATAGTATGAAGCAAGCTAATGCTCAAATACAGGACGAGCTTCAAAAGAAACTTAAAAATGGTCAGTTTCTTACAGAAGACGAACTTGATAAGTATCAGCTTACTGAAGATGATAAAAAAATACAGGAAGCTTGGATGAAGACTCTTGATGGAGAAAAGGTTCCCGGCTTTAATTTCCAGGACTTTTTAGCTTCACCTTCAGCTAAGGTTCTTATTCCTAGAGTTATTATAGGAACAATGAGACAGGCTGCTGATCCTGTTTACTTAGCTTCTAAGTTCTATAAGAAAATCCGTCTCCAGAATGGTTCTGCTGTTCTCTTCCCTTCAATCGGTGTTATGAGAGCACATGAAGTAGCTGAAGGCCAGGAAATTCCAGAAGAGACTGTTGACTGGCAGCTTCACAAGAACTCAATGATTCATGTAGGAAAAACTGGTGTCCGTATCCAGTATTCTGATGAATTAAAGAGTGATCTTGAATTCGATCTTGTATCTGTATTATTACAAGAAGCTGGCAGAGCTATGGCTAGACTTAAAGAGCAGAAAGCTTTTGATGAATGGCTTAGACATGGTTGGACAGTATTCGATAATAGACTTAGAGCACAATATCCTAACGCTGGAACAACTGGTGTTGATTTTGATGGTGTTCTTAATGATACTCTTTCTGTAGACGATCTTCTTGATCTTATCATTGCAGTATATAATAACGAATATACTCCTACAGATCTTATTATGCATCCTCTTGTATGGTCAGTATTTGCTAAGAATGGCCTTACTGGTTCTCTTACAGCTCCTTATGACAGAGAGACAAAGAGAGAAACTCCAAGTGCTACATTTAAGCTTGGACCAGAAAGCATTCAAGGAAGATTACCATTTGCATTTAATGTAAATCTTTCACCATTTGCACCTATTGATGTATATGCAAAGACATTTGATATGTTCTGTGTAGACGCTAACAATGTTGGTGTTCAGATCGTTAAAGATGATCTTAAGACAGAAGAGTTCAGAGATCCTTCAAGAGACCTCAATAACGTAAAAGTTATTGAAAGATATGGTTTCGGTACTTATAACGAAGGTAGAGCTATCTGCTCAGCTAAGAATATTAGCATGGCTAAGTCTTATGCTATACCAGAAAGAGTTTATACATTAGAAAGAAACAATGGCTAATCTTTAAAATACAGGAGGAAAGCTAAATGAAACTGCAATTAAACTTTAACAAACCAAATAATTATGCTTTCTTCTGTCCTGTATCAAGATTGCATCTGACTAGGACTAACCCCATTGGTTATGCCAATGAGGTTACTCCTAGTATTAAAAGAGCATTGAAAGTAGGCAATATTCTTGATATTACAGAAGAGAAAGCCGAGTCAAAGACAGAAGCTTCTTCTAATGATCAAACTCTTAAAGAAGAAAAAGTAGTACAAGAAGCTGAAACAAAAGAACCTATCGAAGAAGCAAAAGTAGAGC